TTGATACAAATATTTCTTCTAAAGCTAATATTAAAGTTAGTCAAGCAACTAATATAAAAGCAAAAGCAGATATTAAGTTAATTGCCGTAGAAACTTCTATTCAGTGTAAGGCATTAATATTAACTAATATAGGTGGAAGTGTTAGTGCTAAAGCTGATGTTAAGAAAACACAAGAACAAAGTATCACTTCTAAAGGAAGAATAGAAAAGACAGAAATGTCTGCCATTTCTGCCAAAGGTAATATTTTATATGGTGAAGGAGTAAGTTTAACTACAAAGGGTGATATAAAGAAAACTTCCGAAACAGCTATTTCAGGCAAAGCAGATATTAAAGTGTTAGATAATTCTATCTCAATTTCTGCTAAGGCTCGTATTCAGTCTTTATCAGATACGAGTATTTCTGCCAAAGCACGAATTGAGCTTGGTGGAATTTCAAATCTATTAGAAGCTAAGGCAAACATAAGAAATACTTTTAATCAGAGTATAACCGCAAAGGCTCGTATAAAAATTTCAGGTATTGATAATCCACTAACAGCAAAGGGGGATATTAAAAAAATAATGACTCAGACAGTTACTGCTTTGGGAAGAGTAGGAATTTCTGGTGATATACTCTTAGAAGCTAAGGGTCGGATTACTCGAGAAGAAAGTACAAGTATTTTTGGTAAGGGGTCTATCAAACAAACCTTTAGTTCGGCTATTTCCGCCAAAGGAAGAATACAGACAGGCGGAGAAGGAACAAGTATTTCCACCATTGGGAGCATAAAGAAAACACAAAGTACTCTTATATCTTGTAAAGGGAGTATATTCAAAGTTTCAGAGGTCTTAATTACTGCAAAAGGAAATATTAAATTTAGCTTTGGGGAAGATATAATTGCAAAAGCGAGTATCTTTAAGACAGACAGCACCACAATCCAAGCTATTGGAAATATTAAAGTTACCAGCCAACAAAGTATTCAGTCTAAAGCTAACTTAATTTGTACTCTGGGCAAGAGTGCACAGGCTCTTGGAAATATTAAGGCTCTGGGTGAACAAGATATTCAAGGTAAGGCAGATATTTTTAAAACAAGTAGCACAATGATTCAGGCTCTTGGAAGTATTAAAGTTCTTGGAGAACAAACTATTCAAGCCAAAGCAAATTTACTTGAAACTCTCGATACAGATATACAAGCTAAAGGTAGTATTCAAGATACTTCTGAACGGACTATAACTGCATTAGCCAGTATTAAAAAGTATGCAGTTTCTGTAAATACCCAAGCTAAAGGTAGAATTAAAACATCTGATATTACTAATGGTATTTCTGCAAAGGGCGATATTAAAAAGACCAGTCAATCTAATATACAAGGATTAGGTTCAGTAAAGAAGACAGAAAATCAGTCAATAAGCGGGAAAGCTAATATTGTAATAAGGTATTCATCTACTATTCAGGCATTGGCATATATTGAAATAACTGCCTCTCCAACAATCCAAGCAAAAGGAAGTATAAAAACTACACACGATGTTACTGTTTCTGCTAAAGCATCTTTATTACTTTTGGGCGAATATTCTATTTCAGCCAAAGCATCTTTATATGTCATAACAAAGGTATTGGGCATTCCTAAAAATATGCTAAATACCAAAGTAAATATTAAACAAAAAACAAATATAAAAGATGATGTAGGGGATTTAGATGAAACTTTTGCGGTAAATCAATACTATGTTCCCGCTGCGATTAGATTTCTAACTGGAGAAGAAATTGCCACTTTACAAGGAAAATTGTATAATTATACACATAGGGGATTTTTACCTAAAGCAATAATCCGCAATAATACAATTATCTATATTTCTATTAGAGAAGGCGATTTATTATATGATACCCGAAAGAATATTAACTATCGGGTAAAAGCAGTAAGGAATCAAAGATTGGCTAATCGCTGGATTTCAAGAACAAACTATCATCATTATGAACTTTTCTTGGAAAAATTAAATAATAGTATTTACACTAATTAATCTTATGGATACTACAACTACACAAATCACATCAAAGGCATCAGTAGGAATAACTATTTACTTAACTTTGGCTCAATTTAAAAGCCAAACGATTATTGATTTTGCTGAGTATTCAGACGCAGTTTTACAGGAGTATGTTGATAGAGCACATTTAGCAATTAATCAATGGTTGGGGGGAAGTGTCGGTCTTAGTTCTCGCTGTGAAAAAGATATTAGAGTTACTTATGATTATCCAAAGAATGGATTATTTATTCAGTTACCACACCGACCAATCGTGTCTGTTGAAGAAATTACAGTTACTTTCAGTCCATCAGGAGTTATAACTTGGGACACAGCAACTGAAGTAGATAATTGGCGAATAAATGAAACAACAGGTTATCTTGAATACTTTGGCTTAAATTTGAGCGATTATGCTTTGAATTTATGCTTACGAGACCCGACCGCTTCAAATGTTATACCAATGGCAGAAGTAGTTTATTCAGCGGGGTATTATCCAATTCCTACTGCAATTACAAAAGCAACATTAATATTAACAGAACAATTTATTAGGTCTGAAAGTGGAGATGATGTTGAATTAACCTCAATCGCAGTAGGCAATTATAGAGAAACCAGAAAAAGAAGTAGTGGTATTAAGAGTATGGGAATGATTGGTGGGGTTGACCAAGTAGAAAGATTGCTCCGACCTTATAGACAAGCTAATCAAACAATGTTTACTAATGGACCATTAGGTTAAAAGATATGACAACTACCAATCAATTCTTATCTGCCAAATTGAAGATAATTCAGCCTACTAAAGTAATAGGCATTCCATTGAGAATGTTTAATACTAAGATTACTGTTAAGAACAAGGCAACAACCAAGGACGATACAGGCGGTTTGAATGAAACTTTTACTTCTGATTATGTAAATATTCCTGGCACTATTCAACCATTAACGGAAGATGAAGTAAGAGAGTTACAAGGTACATTATATAATTATACTCATCGAGGATTTCTACCAAAAGTAATTTCTCGGGAAAATGTGCCGATAGAAATTGACTTTCAAGAAGGAAGTATGTTTTATGACCAAGAGACAGAAGAGTCTTTCAGAGTCAAATTGATAGACGAGGAAGAAGCCGCCAATGTTCATTTTTCATCAAATTATTATTATTTTGATATATTGTTAGAAAAATTAAATGATGACCGTTATGATTAAAATTACTGTTCGTGGGGCAGACCTTGCCTTATTGTCAATAAAAAGTAAACGGGCAAGTTTGGATAATTTGCTTAGGGCTTCAGTTAGAACATCGGGGCTACAAGTTGAAAAAGCCGCGAAAGAGAATTGTCCTGCAAAGACAGGTAATCTAAGAAGAAGTATACTATCACAAGAGTCACAGGAAGGCAGAACATTTAAGGCAACTGTCGGTCCTGATATAGCTATTGCACCGTATGCGGTCTATGTAGAAACGGGGCATACTCAACAACCAGGTAGATATGTACCTGCTTTGGGCAAGAGGTTAGTTGCTTCTTGGGTTGAAGGAAAATGGTATATGGCAAAAACTGCAATACAAATGCGAAAAAAGGTCGAAGATAATCTAAAAACGGCTTTTAGAAGAGCCTTAATAACAAAGTAATCTTATGGGATTTTCAGTGCAAAATTTAAAAAAGTTAGTTTTCAGTGTCTTAAAAGATGACGCAACTTTAATAACTTTACTGGGCGGGAATGAAAACATTTTTCACTTTCACCCTAAACAGGAAAGTAACATACCTTATCCAATAGTAGTGTATAGTATTTTAGGCATAGAGGATAACCCTTATGATTCAGATAGAAATGCTGATATAAATACTTTGATTATTAACATAGATGTCTTTTCCAGCGACAGCTCGATGAAAGAAGCTGACGATATTGCAGATAGAATATATGCCTTATTGCACGGGCAAACTATTTCTGATGATAATATATTAGTTTATACTTGTTATCGGGGATATCAAGATGAGACTTATGATGACACCTCACAATGCTGGCGAATAAATGCCAGATACAATATAACTAATGCAAGTAAATAATTAATAATAAAGAGTATGAGTATAGAAAAGAAAACAATCAAAACCAACGAAGATAAAAACCCCCAACCAAAATTTCAACAAATTCTTTTGGAAAAGTTTAAAACTTGGACAAAGATAGAAGATGTTGAAGTTGGCGAAGCAGTAAAAGATTTATGCGGCGATTCTTTCTATGAAATGAGAAAAATGACTGCACAAATCTGTCGAGCAGTGGAATCCAGAGAGTTAGAAAAGGAAGTTGCTGAACAGCTGATTTCTGAATTAAAGGAAGTCATAGATAACTCTTGGAGATGCATAATCGACAAGCAAAAGGTCGGTATGGATAAGCTCGGCATCATCATTCGCAAATATGTTAGAGAAGAAGACTAAGATTGTATTCGTTGGTAACGGGGTTTTAAAATACAATCTAAAAGATAAGAGGGCAGTGTTTTATAAAAACCAGCCCCAGGAAGTAGATACTGAAGATGCAGAAAATCTTCTAAAGTTAAGAGGCAAGGGGTGTCGATGTCATAATTCAGAAGGCACGCTTCTGTTTATAACTTATGACCAGTGGAAAGAGCTTAATAACTAATTTTAGATATAAAATCTTATGGCTATAACAATCACGAATATTAATACCGGTGGTGCAACAGTTACCATTGGTGGAACTGTCAACACCGTAGATGTAGATGGATTTTACATTGGCACTATAAGCGGGACTAATGTAGGATGTACTTCTGGCGGGGTTACAGTTACTTACAGCTTTGAAACTAAGGATATTTATTGCGACCAAGTTACTGCACCTGTCGAAACAGCAATTACTAATGAAACTGCTACTATCAAATTTGATATGTTAGAAAGTGAAGCAGATAATTTACAAATTGCTATCCAACAATGTACGTATACTCAAAATCCAGGGGCAGAAAACAAAATCGGCGTGGGTGGACTTGTTACAGTTACTTTCACTCCCTTAATGCTTGAAATAACTGATAATGATGATACCAGTTTAGTAACTACTTGGACTTTCTTTAAGACTATTACTGGTGGTATGGAAACAAGTTTTGAAAGAGACAATCCTACTGCTATAACAGTTACTTTCACTTCTTACGCTGATACTTCTCACGCTTCGGGTCATCAACTCTTTAGTGTGAATGAAGCGTTGGCATAGATACTTTTATTAACTAAGTAAATAGAAATTATGACAGAGAAACTAAAAACATCCGTTGAAACAGTTTTCAATGGACAAACAATTACCATTAACAAACTAAGAGCTGGCAAGTATTATGAAGCCCAAGAAATTTATCTTGGAATGATTGATTCCTTGCGTAAGCAAATGGTACAAAAACCACAGGTAGGAAAAGATAATAAACCCCTCGAAACAGATAAAGCAAAATCAGGAGAAATCAGCAGTAAGTTGCCTCTTGATGTATCAACGCTTTATTCTGTCTTTCCGAAAGAAATTGTTAAACTTGTGAGTTTTTGTATAGAAGTTGAAGCTGATAAATTATTAGCAGAGGCATACCCAGAAGAAATATCTGATATGGCAGAAAAAGTTATCTCATTAAATAATTTCAGCGAAAACTTAAAAAACTCCGTAGCCCCTTTGGGGAGTCTGGGGGCGACCAAGAAAGATTAGGACATTCAGCCACTCGAGGTACTCTACTACCCAAGATGAGATTTCTTGCTTGGATAGTAGATACCTTGGCGGTTAGATATGGATGGACAAAATATTACATCTTTGAAGAATTATACTGGGAAGAGCTATGGGAAGTTGTACAGGTAGCTGCGAATTCAACTGTATATGAAAAAAATCAAGATTTATTCTTCAACTTCTGCCTACACGCAGGCAGTAAAGATGCGATTAAGAATTGGAAAGACTCTCCCTTACCCTTCCCTGACAAGGAAATTGTTGTTAAGAAACTACATTATGGTGGTTTAGACCAGTTACCAGGACACGTACCAGTCAAACGGGTAAGTAAAAAAGAAGCAAAACAATTAAAAGCTCAAAAAAATGGCAAGTAACATAGACATTGTAATAGAAGCAGTAGATAATCTCTCCGCAACAGTTAAGCGGATAGAAACTAATGTGGCTACTTTCAGTAGAAATGTAGAAAATAGCACAAAAAAAGTTCAAAGAAGTACTCAGAAAATGACCAATAAAGCAACTAAATCTTTGGACAGTTTGAGTAAATCTTTTGGCGAGGTTACTACTAATATAAGGCGACTTGGTGCGATAGTCGGTGCTATTTATGCTGTCCGCAGTGCTGTGAATGCTCTTTTAGGTGTAGCAGATGATTTTAAAAAGTTTAATGAAGCAATGGCATTTACTAATACTATTGCCTTATTAACTGACGAGAGTTTAGCCAAACTAACAGGGCAGGTTTCAGATTTATCGGTTGCATTAGGAAAAGCCGCACCTGAATTAGCCAGAGGTCTTTATGATGTCTATTCTTCTGGCTTTGAGGGAGCAGAAGCAATGAAGATTTTAGAAGTTGCAACACAAGGTGCAATTGCTGGTTGGACAGATGCAGAAGTTGCTGCCCGAGGCTTAATGGCAGTGATGAATGCTTATAATAGAAAAACTGGGGCAGATGCGGTTGATATTATGGATAGTATGTTTAAAACTGTAGATAAAGGTGTTATTACTTTTGATGAATTAGCCAGTGAGATTGGTTCAGTAGTAACGGCTTCTTCTCAATTAGGAATACCTTTTGAGCAAATAAGTGCTGCAATGTCTGAAATGACTTTGAGAGGTATTAGTGCCGCTGAATCTGCAACTGCTTTGGAAAGTTTGATGAGAAGTATAATGAACCCAACAGATGAAGCAAGGGATACTATCAAAAGATTGAATGCTCAAAATAAAGATTTAAACTTTCAATGGGATATTACAACTTTAAGAGCCAAGGGATTAGGCGGAATGATGGAAGATTTAAGTAAGGCTTCACAGGGTAATTTTGAGGTAGTTGGAAAACTTATTCCAAATATTAGGGGTATGAGAGCTGCGATGGTTTTGGCGGCTAATGATGGAAAAGGCTTTAATGAAATGTTAGAAGAGCAAGCTGGTCGGGCTGGGTCAACTGCCAAAGCTCTTGAAGAAGCTGATAAAAGTATTAATCGACAATTAGAAGCCGCCAGAGCTGAGTGGGATGCCTATAAAAGAAGTATAGGTGAGGTAGTTGCTAAACTTCAGCTTGAGTTTATGAAAGTTCTTTTGATTGTTGCAAAATATATTGATGAACATAAAGAGGAAATTATGGCAGTCATAGATGCTTTTAAGAAATACGGTCAGTGGGTTGGAAATATTCTAAAAATATTAAAGAAGTTTGGTGAAGGCACTCGTGATGTAATGAAAGGCGTAAGTGATTTTGCGAAAAAAATTAAAGACTTTATAGATGGCAATAAATTTTTATCTTGGCTTGGAAAAGCCATAGATTTAGTTGGGAAACTTGAAAAGAAACTTCTACATATTGCGTTGATGGGTCCTGCAGGATTTTTTTATGACCCACCTGAAAAAGGGCAAATGGACTATAGTAAGTATGCAAAAGAATATGCAGACCAGATGTCCCCAATGTACGGATTCACTCCACTGACAGGAGGAATTACTACTCCCGAAGTACGAGACTTTCCATCTTTAGAAGAATTACTTGGTGGCGACATAGATTCGGCGACAGATAAGATTTCTAAAATAATAGATAAAGTTACAAAAGAAATTAGTGAATTCTATGTTGATTTAGGTGGTTTTGCTAATGACTATACAGAAGCATTAGACGAACAAGCAGACGCTTTCGGAGAATCTGCTTTAAAGTATTCAAGATTTTTAGAGGACATAGATACAGAGTTATCTCGATTAACAGACAAACACGAAAAAACGATTCAGAAAATTGAAGATGATATTTCTGATGAGAATAGAAGTTTCTCTGATTCAATGGATGATAGAGCAAAAAAGTTTGAGGATACGATGGATAAAATGTCTCAGACTCACGCAGATAAGGTAGAAGATTTACAACATCAATTAGATTTAGAAATTGGTATGGGTTTGCGGGCTGACCAAGAAAAAATTAAAGAGTTAGAAAAAGAAATGGCAAGAGAGAATAGAGATTATGCTCAAAGTTTGGCTGACAAAACTGCAGAAAGAGAAGATGCAGATGCTGATGAACGAAGGAGAAATGGAGAACGCTTAGAAGATTTAAGAGAAAGATTAGCAGAGGAAAAATTAGAATACTCTCAAAGAACAGATGACATTAAATTAGAAATGGATAGAGAATTGGCTGATTATAAAGCACAACAAGATGAAATTAGACAAAAAACTGCGGATACTTTGGCAGGTATAGTAGAAGATTACCAAAAAGCATTTAAAGGTATCTATGATGCTATTAGAGAGTCAGGAGTTCCGTCTCTTTTGATGCAACTACCACAAATCACTGCGGACGCACTGGAGAGGTCTATTTCAGGGGCTAATGTATCAAGAAATTTATTAGCAGAACAAGAGTATGTAAATAATTGGGGTGGTATGTATGGTCGGTTGCCAACTTCAGATGAAATAAATATGGGAGTTTACGGAACAAGTGAAGGACCGACTCCTGTGAATGTAATAATTAATAATCCTGTAGTTACTGATGAATCTTATATAGATAAAATATCTCAGCAAGTCCAAGTAACTATTGGGGAAGCTTTCCGTTTAGCTAAAAATGGAGCTTACTAAAATCTATGGCTACACTAATTTTCAATTCATATAACTTGCAGACCAGTAATATTATCACTGAAAAAGTTTTGCATACTTCCGCACCAGAAAACGATTTAATCACAGAGAGCAAGGCTCGTCGAGATGGGAGTTTTTTAATGTCTAATTATTGGCGAAAGAAAACGATTTTTGTAACTGGGCATATTATTGGAACATCTATTTCAAATTTGGAAAGCCGAATAGATACTTTAAAACAAAATTTAGTCGGGCAGAAGAAAAGTCTTGATGTAGGATACGCAGGAGGAACACGAAGATATACTGCCACAGTAAAAAGCATAACCATAGAAAGAGAGCATTTTAATAGTTATTGGTGTCCTTTTTCAATTGAATTTGAATGTGCTAATCCATTTGGTGAAGCAATTTCCAGTACTACAGAAACTCTACTCGCTCAAACTTCTTCTCCTTTTAGCAAAGTAATTACAATGATTGGGAGTATTGGTGCATACCCTGTTATAACCATTGACCTTACCTCGGGAGATAATGTAACTGCAATAGAAATTAAGAATACAACACTCGGAGATTTTATTACTATTGCCAGAAGTTTTAGTGATGCTGAAAGCTTAGTTGTTGATTGTGAAAATTTGACTGTTCAAGTGGATAGTACAGAAGTTGATTTTACAGGTGTCTTCCCAGCTTTTGAAATCGGTACAAATACAGTTGATATAACTGTAACAGGAACCCCTTTCAATGTAGATTTAACTCTTGTATACACAGCTTCATATATCTAATCTTTATGCAAACAAAGTCTGAAATAATTTTAGCAAAGATTTGTAATAATCCTTTGGGAAGGAAGTTTTTAGGAGTACCAAAAAATAAAAGAATTTATAAAATAACAAAATATTCAGCTCATTTTTACACAGGAGAATCCTCTAAAGAAGGATTACCAATAATTAGCACAGGTGAATGTGTTTCTAATAGGAAGATGAAACTTTTTAATTGGTTAGAAACTTGGAAACCTATTCACTTATGCTGGTTATTTAGACGCTTAAACTTAAAAATTCCTAACTATTTTATTGGGGCAGACACGGGCGAACTTGCTCCAGGAACAACCGGCAACGATACTTCTGTGGGAACAAAGGAATGGTATTTAACTGATAATGTTAAATTTGAAGGGGGGTCTCCGTGTCTAAATACTTTGGGGGATAGTGATTTGTATAGCATAAAAGAAAATAGTATAAAATTAGTTGTTGGTGATGCAATAGTAGGCGATGAGAAAGCAACGGATACCTATTTACCAGAAGAGTCATTGACTGCCGTGTCTTACGGAGGAAGTGCTGTCTTGTGGGGGCTGTCTTTAACAGATACTCAAGTAAATGCTTCAAATTTTGGGTTTGTTTATTCTGTTAAAACAACTGCAGGAACAATAGAAACTTCTTACTATTTGAAAGTAACTAATTTTAATTGCTCTGTACCAAGCGGGGCAATAATAAACGGGGTTACTGTTAAAGTAGTCTGTTGTCAACATTCCTACACTCCTGTATACCCACAGATAGACTATGTTACTTTAACTGTGCATTATACTGGGTTATCTACTTCTTCAACAAGTATATCCGCACTTTCTAATTTAAAAAGTGTGTGTTCTTCTTTAATTTTGGGCAAAGCACAGTTAGTATCTACTACAATACAAACTCTGTTAGCAAAAGGAAATCTTGGGTTGCCTAATCTTTTGTCTGCCAAAGCAAGAATACAAAATACAAAGACAAAAGCTATTACCACCAAAGCAAATATTAAAGAAACTGGCGTTTTAACTAATATTTCTGCAAAGGCACAATTAATAGTAATGTCCTATACAACTCTTTCAGCCAAATCTAACATAATAGAAAGGGAAAGGGTAGAAAATAAACTTTGTTATAAATTATATGAGCCAGACGGAACTTTTATTAAGGTTCTAAGCCCAGATGAAATAATTTCTAACTTGACGATTAGCCGAACTATTAATGGTGGCGTGGGGGGAGTAACCATTTCTCTAAAAAAACCAATAGATAATTATGATGAGTATGATGCAGTAAAGAATCCAACGGGGGCAATCAAATACGGCAATAGATTAAAAATATTTTTAACTGATAGGTTTAATACAGATAAACAAATTTTTTACGGATATTTAGTTGCTATCGGACCACAATATACAAATGGTCAGGAAACTGTTGTATTGACTTTTTATGGCGCGGTTTCTAAATTGAGTAATGACTATTATAATATTTCTGGTACTCCGCCTTATGAGCCGACTGAGCCTGCTGGCTTTTATGTGGAAGAAACTGCTGAATCCTCTTCAAAAATTATTAAAAATATTTTAGATAATTTTATCTTACAAACTACCAATCCAATGGTTTCATATATTTGGGGAACTACGATTGATGATTGTGGTAACTCTGTATCTTACACTTTTGATAGAATGAAACATTTAGACACTCTGAAAAAAATAGAAGAGTATTTACCTACTACTTGGTATTGGTATGTAGATGGTGAGGGTGATTTGTATGTTAAAGACAGTAGTTCACAAACGGAGCATACATTAGTTATTGGTAGGGACATTGCCGAGATTAAATCACATAAAACTATAGAAAGTGTAGTTAATTATTTTGTATTTTGGAATGGGCGTTCAACTGCAGATGCTTCGTATGTTTTTGATTATGATAAAAATAGTGATTCACAAGATGATTACGGCAGAATTACTTTATTTCAGCAAGACTCTGCTGTATTATCAAGTGCAGTTTCAGATATTAGAGTAACAAAAGTATTGGCTTACCGAAAAGACCCTAAGCAAGAATTGACAATTGAAGTAACTGACAAATATAATATTGCAGGTATTGAACCAGGGCATAGAATCTGTATCAGGAATCTTCGTGATGACTTACAAACTACTTTTGCTGATGGTTTGGTTGTTAAAAGAATATCGTATAAAATTGACTCTGCTTTACTTGAATTAGGACAGATAGGGGGCGACTTAACCGCCGCAGTATCAGAGGAAGAAACTTTGATTAACCAAAGTATATCACAAGCTCAAAGTAGTATAGAAAGTATCCAAGCAGGAGATACTCCAATTACTGAAGCTAACATAGAATACAGTGGGAGTAGCTTTATAAAAGAAGATGTGATTTATAGTCCTGTTTTGGCAGGTATAGATGGTTATTTTAGAGATACTCTAACAATGGGCCAATCAGGAATTGCCTCTGTTATAAAATCTTATGGCAAAACAGATTATGCAGATGCAAGCAAAGGATTTTGGTTAGAAAAAACTGCTACTGATTACTCAAAATTTGAGATGTATTATGACGGAGATAATTATTTAAGATTTAATACTCAAACAGGTGTATTAGAAATTTCAGGAGATATTGTTTTGGGACCAGGCTCAACGATTACTTGGAGTCAAATTTCTGATGCCAACCCTCCTAATAGTGCGGATTTAAGTGAATACTCTAATGATGTAGGCTGGACAGATGATGGCAATTTAGATAAGTTACGAGAAGGCATCTTATCGGGAGGGACTTTCATTTCTAATAAAGCAATTTACTCTCCGATTATTGCTGGTGATAATGGTTATTTTCGTGATACACTAAAGGTAGGTGGTTCAGGAATTGGTGGATTGATTGCTTCTTACGGTAAAAGTTCGTATGCTGATAGTGTGGCAGGATTCTTATTACAAAAAACTTCTGGGGGAGCTGTTTATTTTGAAGTATACGGAGATGCTACTCATTATTTAAGATTTAATTCTGGGGGTTCTCCTACCATAACAATTAGAGGTGATTTGGTAGCGGATGATTTAAAATCTGGTTCTATAAATGCTACTACCATAACAATTACCAACTTGAACGCAAGTAATATTTCTACAGGAACATTATCAGTTGATAGACTGGGGGCGACTTCAATTGTAGTTGGAAAGTTAGCTTCAGATGCAACAAATAGAATATTTCAAAACAGTACTACAAAAACAAATATTGAAGCGTGGAGACACGCCAGTGATGTAACAAAAATAGATGGTGGTGATATTTATGCAAGGTCGGTTACTGCTTCTCAAGTTTTAGCACATACAATAACAGGGTATGAACTTACTACTTCTCGAATCGATACCACAGAGCAATCTATTTCAAGTAAATTGGCAGTCGGTGCGGCAATAACTCCAACTAATGCTTTCTATGTAAGTGGCAATGCCGATATTATTGGTGTATTGAATTGTACAAAATTAGGGTTAGATGTCGGAACTTCCAATCCTTCTGCACAAGGAGATATTGTATGCTATGATAGTGGCGGATTAGAAGAATTTAGAGGACAGCCTGGAGGGGCTTGGACAGGAACTTTTGATATGACTGCTTATTAAATTTATGCCAGAAGAAAAAATACAAAAAAAAGAGGATGATATAGAGGTAAAGTTTAAAAAACAAACTGCCAAACCTTTGTATTTGAATAAAACCAAAACACTCGTAGAACGACAGGCACATTATACTGAGGTTATAAATAAAAAAATGAATCCTATTCCTAAAGATAAGTTTAACCCAGATACTTTTGAACCTTTGGGTGATGTTGATGATATGGTAGCAATTGCTAATCGTAAAAGAAGCATTCCACCAGAAGTACTGCCAACTTGTGGGCTAAACCCAAAGGTATTTCGTGAAGGGCAGATGATAGGAATGTTTGAATCTAAACAAGATTTATATTTAACTATGGCTCATTGTATTAATCGTTTAACTAAACAAGTGCGTGAGCTTGAGGAAAAAGTAAATAATAATTAATAAAGAGAAAGAACATTATGACTAATGAAAACACAAACACACTAACTCTAATAGAAAAAGAGTTAGAAGAAAAATCGGCAAACTTTCAAGGACTTGCCACAAAAATTGCAGAAGCTAAGAAGTTTATTCACGACAATGAATCAAATCTATTGGCTTTAGATGGGGCAGTGCAACAATTAAGAATTTTAAAGGAAAAATTATCTTCGCCAAAAGAAGAAAAACCTTCTCCTGAAGAAACTTCAAAGGTCGTTGAATAAGTATCTTAACAAGAAAAATAATAATTTGTTATGATTAAACACATCAATACCTACATTCCAGAAAAGATAAAGAAAAAGGATGCTATTTATGAGTTAATTTTTGGAACAACGCAAAAAAAGCAATCCTTTAATTGGAAGCCTTATTTACCAGAGAGGGAAAAACAGTGGTGGATTCCTTTCTGCGTAATCTTTAGTAGATTAGATTGCGGTGAGGCGATGGCTAACAGGCTGGGAATTCAACTAAATTTATCTGATAGAAGATTGGGAGTAGAAAGTAAAACAAAAAAGAATGGAAATACTTTTAATAAAGTATCAGATACTTTTATAAATAAAGGGACAGACTTAGAATATGCAACTCCTTTTACTCAAGAAATGCTAACAGGTGGTTGGAGTAAGTGGGGCAGTATATTTAATTTACCACAAGCGGGAAAGAGATACTTTGGTGGTAATCATTCTTGGGTTCTAACCAAATCTGCAATGATTGACGCTTTAGAACATTCACCCTTACAAATTGCTGTTGGTGATAATAATACTAATTGGGAACGAGACGGAGAAGTACAGCCTCCTGACAAAGTAGAGTTTCATCACGCAGTGTATATTTATTATATTGATAAAAATGGTAGAATGTATGTAAGAGATAGTTGTGGAAAACCAGAAAAAATTTTAAGTAGCAATTACCCAATTACTTGGTGCAAGTCTTTCAGAGATTTGCCAGAGAATTGGAAGGAAGACTCTATGAATAATTTTACAAAAATAATTAAAGATAAAAATTCATCTGCGGTTGGTTTTTGGATACCTGCCATTAGTGAAGACACTTTGATTTCTATGGCATTGGGCTTTAATAAAGAAATCGCTAAAAAGGAAGATGGTGGAGTTGATTGGGACAAGATTATTGAGGGTGAATTAGAATTAACTAATAAATAAAAATATGGATTGTAATTCAATCTCATTAGAATTTATTTTAATTCATAATACAATATTAGTAATTGCGGGGTTTGTAGTTGGAATACTATTTGACCCGTGGAGAAAGTAAAAATATGAAAAAACTTCTTACACTTAATCAGAAATCAGCAGTTAAATTTGCAGGGCTATCCTCTATTGCGACTGCTTTAGTAGCTTTTGCTATTAATAAATTAATTGATACTCAGTTAAATTTTTGGATGTTAATAGTTTTGTTAGTAATTGGAATTGGAACATTTATTTATTTAGACCTAAGAAAAAATAAAAATACTCCTTAAGAGTTGACAAATTACTATAAATATACTATAATAATAGTATATGTCAAGAGTATTTACTAAAAGCCATAGAAAAAACATTAGTCTTGCCTGTCAAGGTAGAGTTTCTTCAAGAAAGGGAGTAATTTTATCAGAAAAAATAAAAATTAAAATGAGTAATAGTAAAAAAGGCAAATATATTGGTAAGGATAATCCTTTCTTTGGCAAAAAACATACACAAGCAACGAAAGATAAAATTAGTAATACTAACAAAAATAATAAATATTGGTTAGGAAGAAAACATTCAGAAGAGACAATAAAAAAAATGCGTAAAAGTTCTTTAGGTTTTAAACACTCTGAAAAAACTAAAAAGAAAATGAGTAACTATTGGTTAAAAAATAAAGAAAAAACAAATAATTGGAAAGGCGGTAAAACAAAGCTTGTTTTGTATATACGAAATAGTGCTAAATATAGAAAATGGAGAAAAGAAGTATTTGAAAGAGATAATTATATTTGTCAAAAATGTAAACAACGAGGTTGTTTTTTAGAAGCACATCATAAACTTGCTTTATCTAAATTATTGGATAAATATTTTATATTTTTTTTATCTCAAGCATATAAATGTAAAGATTTATGGAAACTTTCAAATGGTCTTACTCTTTGCAAAGAATGTCATAAATTAACCGATACTTATGCTAATAAAGCTCGATATATTGACATAAGAGGAAAAAAAAGCAGTCCAACCGAATAGACTGTCTTTCACCTTTTTATTTAATATAGTTATCTCACCTAAGCGATGGAGAAAATCTATCGCTTGTGGTGTCTTTTAAATAGCTTCGTTGTATAGACGGGTTTTTTTTATTTTATGTAATGCAGTACAACCAATGGCAACAGCATCTGCTTCATCACTGCCCATTACTTTATTCTGATTTTCTAACTTAACTATTCTTTGATATTCTTCTTTTTTAGCTCTTGTGCTAACTCCATAATAGCTACGGGTCTCTTGTGGGGCTATATCTATGACTTTACAATCATAATCAAACCCTATGCCTAATATCAGACCCCTGCATTGCCCTATCTTTAGCCCTGCTTGAGGGTTTCGCCCTATAAAGGGGGTCTCAACCGCCATAAACTCTACAATAGAGTGTTTTTCAAAAAATTTTATCACACTTAACTTTAAATTTCTTAGTCGACTATAAAAAGTATCCCCCGATAATTTTATTTGTTTAGACTCTATTAGTTTTTCGTCTTGAAAAAAAGCTATCCCGATTTGGATGCTTCCTGGGTCAATAGATATGAGTGAGGATACTTTTGCTAACATATTTGTATTGATTTTATTTATATGTGTATTGGTTAATTTATGACATTCCTTACAAAGAGTAACACCATTTTTCAAGCCCCACAATTCCTTACATTTTACTGCCTCTTCGTTTGTAACTATACCATACCTTTTTAAAATAGAAGAAAAAGATTTTTTATGGTGTACCTCTAAAAATCCACTTGCTTTTAAATGACATTTTTGACAAATATAGTTGTCACGCTTGAAAATATCCTTTCTCCATTTTACATATCTGGCACTACTTCTTATTAAAGAAGAAGATTTAGTAATACCACCTTGCCAATTATTTCCTTTTTCGCCTAAAGACGATTTTCTTATCTTTTTCTTTGTAGCTTCAGTATGTTTTATTCCTAATCTATACTTATTGCCTAACATTAAATTTCTATGGAATTTCTTTATTTTTTCTCCGTGTTTAAAACCTAAAGAATACTCATTTCCTAATTTAGCTTTACTCATCTTTTTTTTAGTTGTTTCTGAAAAAGGCTTTCGTTTCTTTCCTAATCTTACCTGGCGTATCTTCTCTTTAGTTGCTTCAGAGTGTTTTCTTCCAGTTTGAGCTTTGCTCATTAATATTCTTGTTTTTTCAGAAACCATAAAATTATTTTATTCATACTTTTTAGAATTTATTTTTAATGGTTATCTCCTCGTTAGAGCCAAGATGAAGGAGGTAATTTTGTATTTTTGACAGAAATATAGATAAGCAACCCAAAAGGACACAAACACCAATAAATAATAAAATAGCATAAACAATGTCTTTAACATTCTTTTTCATTTGTGAGGTCATAATAATATTTTAATTATCTAAAAAATCCTTACCATTTGTATCTACCCATATAATATTTGGGTTTTTCTGCGATTTTATTTCTTATTTTATCATTGTCGTGGCATTCTCGACACAGAGCAATTAAGTTATTAACATTATTACTCCCACCTTGGGCACGGGAGAGAATATGGTGAGCATCTACTGCTGGGTTACCACAGTACTCACACTTCCCTTGACACCTACTAAATATCGCCCATCTCGTTTCTTCAGGAATAGGAGTTCCTCTTTTTTCTTCTCGTTCTTCTTTAAAAAAGGTTTGAGTCATAAAATTAATCTTTCCTTTCTTCTTTTTTTTTTTT